GGCACCACTTATCGTAAAAACAAGCTATGTCAATGACGAACGATGTGGAGCTTGGTATATAAAAGGACAAAATTCTAATCTCTCATATGAAGACATTAAAATAATGGTTGAAGAAAATGTTCAAAATAATAAACATTCTAAACGTATTTGTTATCTAATTAAATATTTTGACTAAACACTTCTAATAAACTCCCACTTTAGATAATCACAAATCTTCTTCCAGATCTGATCATGAGCAATTAATCTATCACGACTTTTTAGCAGAGGAAAATAGACCTTATACTCATCAAGATCTAAAAGCTCAAAGAACTTGTATAGAATATATGAATAAGACAGAAAATTAGTACGATCATCAGGACAGTACAATAAAAAGGGAGCTTGTATTTCTTGAAACATTGTTCTGATTTTTTCTTCAATCTCTGGTGTGATAGTTGGAGGCGGGTTACCATTGAGTCGAGAGAGGATGTGGGTTGCGTGCTCATAATACTTAGATCTGTTGAGCTTCTTTAAAATCTCTCTCATATCCTTCTCTGTAAGCTCTGCAACATTTCGGATACGACGTTTCTTAATTTCGCAAATAATTTCATTCATAACTTCATCGGGAATGATTGTGGATTCCTTTGCCTGAAACTGGTTCAAAATTTCATTCAGATGATTAATCTTTTTATAGGCATAGTTATTGCGTTCCTTAGGCGGATCTCTAAAACTTGGAAAGTCGGAAATAACAAGCATATACTCTTCTGATCCACACTTAGGACAAACGAGAATTCCTTCTTCAGAAAGCTCTTCTCTTGCAATATTGCATTGTTCACAATGTTCTGTGACAATTTTTTTCTGTGTACTTTCATCTATCTGAGTATTCATTTTCATACGAGCCGTAAATTGATCAAACAATTGCTTCTTTGTAACTATTCCATTGTCTGGTTCAATATTACTTGTAGATAAGTATTTAATAAATGTATTTTGATCAGCTGGAGAAATAGTGAGACCCTTAGCCTTATCTGTGTTACCATAATATTTCATCATAATATCTGCGTTTTTCAAATAGTATTGTTTCAATGTATCTTCTTCTAAATGAGAAGTCAGTTTTTTGTGTTCTTCATCTAATTTCGACAGATTCAAAACAGTAGGCAAATCGCTCTTATTTTTTAATTTTTTAATTTCTTCTTCTATTTCTTGAATTCTAAACATAATTTTATCGATAGAAGAAACCTCACGTATGCCTACTACAATATTTTGATGAACAGAGTCCAAAGTTCCAGATACAACGTCTTGATTCTTTGATAAAGATACAGTCTCTCTTGCTTTTTTAATTCTAAACATGTTATCCATTTATAAGACTTTCATTACTTCCCTGAAAATATGAAAAATATCAAAGTTGCTGCAATTAAGACTGGTATTGCAGAATGTGTTTTCTTGTGTCTGTTACTGAAAGATTCTACCATACAATTTGACGAGTCTACTGGAGTACAATAGTCTGAAGAAAAGTCTGGAGAAAGTTCAGGCGTCAAAAACCTATACTGTGGTCCGGATGTTACATCGCATTGATAACAAACGCATGGTGGAGAACTATCTGCTGTTATTGCAGAAAACATATATAATGGATCGAGACTCGCAATATCCCAAAGAACACCTTCAACTAAGCCCATCGCCTTGTTATTCACGTAATTCCAACGAGACTGCAGAGATCCATCTGTTGCTGTACACGTTCCTCCTGTATTTACAAAGAATTGGTCTCCCATCGGAGTGCTAGAATCAACCATCGTTCCAACATATGTGCCAATAGCTTCGGCATTCGTAAAGAGTTGATCGAATGTTCCTTGATTACCAACGCCAAGTTCTCCTGTAGTAGGAACATGATCTGAATAACTATATGATGGTCCCATCAATTCCAGACTCATATCTTTTCCTGCTTTCATATCACCCCATAATGAGTTTTTTGCTGCGTCTGCCATTACTATCTATCTATGTTTTTTGATATACTCTGCTACCTGAATTTTGAATGCAGGATTTGTTAATGCACATGGGCGCTGTTTTATAATCGATTTAATAGTATTTGTCAATCCAAATCCGAACCGCAAACATGCATAAAGTAAAATTAGAAATCCACTTCTATTTATTCCACATTGACAGTGAACATAAATTACATCAGAACTCTTGTCCATTAAGAATTTGATCATCGTCTTTTCAAATAAAGGATATGACAGAGTTATATCTGTGTTAAGTGAATCGATAGCGTTAATACATACATAACGTTCAGGATATTCTTCTTTAAACCACGAAGGCGAGTCTTCGTCTTGTGCACAGTTTATTACATGAGTGATTCTTCTATCCGATGCAAACTTCTTTGTTAGTGCTTGACCACTTCCAAAAATAATATTAGGGTGAATTATTGCAGGTGGATCGGATTGCCATCCCATGCTTTGACCTCTATTCAGAATGTACTCCATACTATGTTATAGTGATACTGAGTTAAAACGAATTGTTTTTATACACAGAATAATCCACTGCAAGAACAAAATGCTTGCAATGGAGTACAAGCCAATTATGAATACACATTTGCATTATGCAACAATCAGTAGGCGAGGGAAAGTGATTGCTACCTCTCGCAATCGCATTGGTAGTAGGTCTCGAGGGTGTGGATGGTCTGACCAGACTATACACGCAGAACGAGCAGTTGTGAAAAGTTTCGGTGACGTTTCACAACTTCACGGTTGTATTCTGGAAGTCGTCAGAGTTAACAAACAAGGACAATACTTAAACTCTAAACCATGTAATGATTGTACTAAGTTTCTTGAGAAGTGCATGAAGCAGTATGGATTGTTGAAGGTTATCTATTCAGTTGCAGATCCATCAGAACAGTGCACTTCCAAGTGTGCCAACTAAATATGTAATTGCAGTTGCTACTCCTGCTAAAATACCAACACCAGTATGAGAAGGAACTCCACCAGAAGTATATGTATGAGGAATATACTGTAAGATTAGTGATCTAGGAGTTGACATTGAGATTACAGCAGCACCTACAAAAACACCAATATAAAACATCAAATTTTTCACTGCATACTTTACTGTGTTAAACATGTCATTACCACTCTGTTGTAGAGCCTTCTGAGGAACAGAAGTATTCATAGGAGCAATGAACGGATCGCCTCCCCCGGTTACAGGAGTATAAGTAGTTGAAGGTGGGAGGCTTGGATTTTGTACGGGTCCACTTCCGAGTAGTTCACTCAAATCAGTTGCTCCTTCCATTTTATCTTGTAGGGAGGATTTCACACGGAGCATCCTCCGCATGATACTGGTAGCATTTTTCACCACTCCGAACCACTGATCCTTCTATTCTCGAAACTGGAAGAGAAAGCGTTTGAATAGTAGGAATAGGTCGATGAAATAACATTATAGCTAACCCAAGACCAATTACGAATGATAAAATCGCGATTGTTTTTTCATCCCTAAAGAATTTCGAGAATGCCATCGTTATTCTGAAGCAATGAAATTAAGAGTTGTTGCGGTTAATGTACACGGTACCTCCATTGTGTTAAATTTAACACAGCTTGCGTTTGTTCGCATAGGTCTTCTATCATGTGGACTTGGTAGTTGCATATCAGGTCTGAACGGAGGAATAAATACCGAAACAATCAATAGTCCAAGAATAGCGCCTACAAATAGCCAGAGCACTGAAAACATTCTATCTAACTATTTGCATGGTTTAAATTTTGGTGGGTTGCAGTGTAATTTTTTGAAAATATAAGTAGTATAATCCAAATTACAACCTGAAACTGCAATTATTGGCTTAAATACCGTAGATTGTCTATTTGGCTGCTGGACTCTTGTATCTCTAGCCAAAGCCTGTACTTTGATTTTATTAGTGTAACAAGATGCATTCATTTATTTACTTCTGTTATAATTCTTATAGTTGGTTTTTTGACGATTACCGGTATAGTTTTCTTTTCTGGCGTTGATTGTTTTAACTCTTCAAAACGCGCTCGCCCCTGTTCGAGAGGAAAATCCCTGTACATCATTTCTAATTTCAATCTGAGGAGTCTGTCCATATTGTGTTAATGGGACATTTCTTACAGCATTATTCCACGTTCTTGGTTCAAATGGAATTTTTTTAAGTTCTTCCGGAACTCCGGTGCCATAACTAGAATATAGAAAGAATCCAAACCCACCAACAACTGCAACTAATAAAATCACATTAAACCACCATGCAAAGAGCGCATCTCTTACATTCCTAACCCAGATGAGGTTATTCTCTATCTTTGATACGTTATCTTCTATCAAATGAAACATCTCTATTTAAAGACAAGAAGATCGAATGTCATCTTTAACCACAGTATACTTCACAGGAATACTTATTGCAAGTTTAAGTGGAATTGGATCTGCATTCTTAGGGGATCGTATTTTTCCATTAAAAGGTGGCTCATCTGTAACTCCAGTTGAGAAGCCAAAAGCAGAAGAAAAGCCGGCACCTGTAGAAGAGGATGAAAAACCTTTGGCAGTCGAAGATGAAGAAGAAAAGCCATTACCCTTAGAAGATGAAGAAGAAAAGCCATTACCCTTAGAAGATGAAGAGGAAGAAGAGAAACCTTTAATGATTGAGGATAAAACCGGAGGAAAAAAGAGACGGAGAAGACGGTAAATTTTCTTTAGAAATACAATTTATAATTGATGTATCCAACATAGATAATAG